TAGGATTGAGGAATGAGTAAACATTTCAACAAAGAACAATCAACAATTTCCACCGCATACTCAAGCCATCCGTGGTATCATACAACCCTGTGGCGTAGGCTTAGGTTAAATCAACTTGACAAAGAACCTTTATGCTATGTACATCTACGTAGAGGGCTTGAACGTCCGGCAACAATAGTTGATCACCATATACCTTTTGTGGATTCGTGGGAATTGTTTATTGACCCTAACAATCATAGATCGATCTGCTTCCCGTGTCATAATTCGGCAAAGAAACTATTGCAAACTAGAGGAGTCATGCCAGGGTGTGATATAAACGGATTACCACTTGATTCTAACCATCCTTGGGCAAAGAAATAATAAGTGTAAAGATAGGAGCATTATCATGGGTAAACGTGGACCGAAACCATTGCCAACAGCAGTTATCAATATCCGTGGGGGCACACAACACTACCATCGCAAGAAGGAAGATTTAGATTTAGAACCACAACCTGTTCCCAATATACCTCCATGTCCTGACCACCTCGACCTAAAGGCAAAACAGGAATGGATGCGAATGGTAAAAGAACTTGACGAAGTTGGAATATTAACAAATCTCGACATGGCGGTGTTTGCCGCTTATTGTAATTCATATTCCCGGTGGATAAGGGCAACCAATCAAGTCAAGAAACAGGGATCAGTAATCACAACACCAAAAGGATATAAACAGCAGAATCCAAATCTTACTATAGCTAACAAGGCCGAAGAGATGATGATTAGGGCTGCTGCACATATGGGGATAACTCCAAGTAGCCGAACTGGAGTTAAAAGGGCAAATAAACTAGATCAAAAACCAAAAGAAAAGTCTAAGGAAAGATTCTTTAAATAATGAGTAAAGGCCAAACCGAAAATAAAAACAAAGATCGTGCTACTCAATACGCTTTAGATGTTTTGGATGGCAATAAAATGGCTGGCCCTTACGTAAAAGGATCTTGTCAGCGACATCTTGATGATCTCGAACATGCTGGTGAACGTGGTTTTTATTATGACGAAAAAGAAGCTGAAGAAGCTATAGCGTTTTTTGAGGAATGTTTATGTCTTAACGGAGGACAGTTTGAAGGTGAACCATTTATACTATTTCCTTGGGAAGCATTCATTGTTGGATCTCTATTTGGATGGAAAAGACTTGACGACAATTTTAGAAGATTCAGTTTGGCTTATATAGAAACCGGGAAGGGTAGTGGTAAGTCTCCAATAGCCGCAGGAATTGGGTTAAAAGGGCTTGTTGCTGATGGAGAACAACGAGCTGAAATTTACGCATGTGCCACATTCAAGGCGCAAGCAATGGTACTTTTCCGTGATGCATGTGCGTTTGTAGACCAATCCCCTCAACTTTTATCACGATTGAAACTATCTGGCACTGGCGATAATCGTTGGAACATAGCCTATCCCGCAACGAATTCATTCTTTAGAGTAATATCATCTGAAAACAAAGGTCAATCCGGGCCTCGTCCACACATGTATATAGCAGACGAGATACATGAACATCGGGATGGTAATGTAATTAGTTTGTTAGAAAAGGGATTCAAGTTCCGTCAGCAACCTCTAGGGTGTGAAATTACAAATTCTGGCAGTGACACATCCTCATTCTGTTTTGAACGTCATGAAATGTGTCGCAAGATATCACTCGGGCTATTGGAAAACGATGATATCTTCGCTTACATTTGTGCTTTAGATGAAGAAGATATCAAAGACGAACATGGTGAGGAATCGGAATCATACTTAGACAATGAATCTATATGGCCTAAAGTAAACCCTTCACTTGAATATGGCCTACCCGGATATGATTACATCCGTAAAGAAGTCAAAAAAGCCTATGGAATGCCCTCTCAGATGGCTATTGTTAAACGATTAAATTTCTGCCAGTGGGTGGCAGCCGACAATCCATGGCTATCTGGCGAATTATGGTTTGGGGCACAACAGCCGGGAGGTTTTGATGATCGGATGTTAATAGGCCGGAAATGTTGGGGTGGACTCGACTTATCATCCACACAGGACCTAACCGCATTCGCATTACTGTTTGAACCAGGGTACATTGAATTAGAAAACATAGACAATCTATGGCAACCATGTGAAAGAGTTTTCGATCCATTCTGGAGATTAAAATGCTACTTCTGGATACCCGGCGACGATCTCAACAAGAAGGAAGATTTAGACCACGTTCCTTATATGGCATGGAGAGACAAGGGTTATCTAACAGCACTGCCCGGGAAAGCCATCAACAAATCTTCTGTTATTAAATTAATGTCGGAAGTATCAACCAACTTCGATTTACAGTTTATTGCTTATGACCGTGCGAGGATAAAAGACTTAAACGAACACGCAGAAAAAGCTGGCATTGAATTAACCTTCGGAACTTGGAATAAAGAAAAACGATGTTGGGATTGGGAGAATGGTGACGGCATTCGCATGGCTCCTTTTGGGCAGGAATCTCGATCTATGGACCCGGCAGTAAGCAAATTCGAAGGGATGCTGGCGAACAAAACCGTATTGCATGATGGTAATCCGGTACTGACTATGTGTGCTTCCAATGCTGTGATTATTGAGGATGAGGACAAAAATCGTAAAGTTAGTAAGAAGAAATCCACAGGTAGAGTGGATGGGATTGTGTCGTCGGTAATGGCTTGCGGGGTAGCTGATAATAGTTCGGAAAGTTTAACCGGCTACGAGGGATTATCTGTAGAACAAATTTTAGCAAGGATTTCAGTCTGATAGGAGGATTGAAAGGATAAACTATATGACTAATTTACCCAACAAAGACCTATTTCGTGTATCTGAAGTAGCCGAGTATTTTTCTGTTACTCCCCGATGCATTTATACTTGGATCAAAAAAGATTATCTCGAAATAGAAAAGATTAATGGAATTTCACGAATTCCCCGTGAATCAATTTTAAAATGCAGATTTAATAAGCAAGAATTCCCAATACAAAAGTAATTTATATCATTTCACGCCATTTCACGCCATTTCACACTTTCAATCCAATCCCATAATTTATTCTTGACCAATTTGCCATATCAATTTATCTTGTGACCATTAGAACGAGCGTTCTATAATTTATTGTGAGTTATTGTTTCATTTATGACGCTTAACCCTGTTAATTCTATGTGGTCAAAGATGACTAAAGACAAAATAAAATCAATACTTTCCAAACTAAACCCTTTGCGGATAACTATCGACGTGAGATTCTTCCTGTTCTTTGGAGGGTTGGTGATTCTCTGGCATGGGATCAACCAGGTTTTACCATGGTTATCTTTTGTAGTAGTTGGTGCTGTCCTCATGCTTGTAGGGTGGCTGTTACAAGACGATAGAGGAGGCAAGTAATGGGGAGTTTTATGTCTCGTTTGCCTCGTCCTAAAGCAATCAATATCGAAATGGAACGTATACTTAGAGAACATTTCGGCGGAAATGAAGCATCTTCAGGAATCTCCGTAAATTCTGACTCTGCCATGCGGTTAATGACCGTGAATAATTGTGTAAAGGTTCTTTTTAATTGTATATCGCAAATGCCATGTCAATTAATGGAAGAAGTAGATGACATGAAAAACAAAGCCAAAAAGCATCCACTGTATAAAATAATCGGGAAACGGCCCAATAGATGGATGACCGCGGGACAATTCTGGGGACTGGCGATAGTTCACGTGTCATTAAGAGGCAATTTCTATGCATTTAAAACTAAAGTAGGAAATCAAGTTCGAGAGTTATTGCCTATCGATCCCTCAAGGATTTCAGAAGTAAAACAAAATCCAGATTGGTCTTTGACATATAAAGTATTTACTGAAGGGAAGGGAATTGAAGACAAAACACAAGATGAAATATTTCATATTCGAGGCATGTCGCTTGATGGGTTCACAGGTCTCAATCCAATAGCATATGCAAGGGAATCAATCGGGATTGGGTTGGCAAGTGAAAAGTTCCTTGGTAATTATTTCGGTAAAGGGATGCATCCTGGAGCAATTGTTGAAGCTCCCGGTAACCTTGACCCTATAACCCATGCGAATATGTGGGAAGCATACAAAAAGAAATACGGCGGATTATCAAACTCTCAAGACCTCATGCTCCTTG